CAAACGACTATGTGGAGATCATGTGGCGGCCTACTGATGTCGGAGTGTCGATTGAGCAGTATCCGGCAGGCACTTCTCCAACCAGGCCAGCAGTACCGACTGCCATCGTTACACTGTCGTTTGTCTCCAACCTATCGGTGTAATCATGGCACTCATCCCCTTAAAAATCCCACCAGGCGTCTACCGCAACGGCACTGAGTACCAAGCAATGGGCCGCTGGTATGACTCCAACTTGGTTCGCTGGTTTGAGAATACCCTGCGACCCATTGGCGGGTGGCAGAAGCATTCCGCGTCGCAGATGACAGGAATGTGTCGAGGACTAATCACTTGGCGCGACAATGGTGGTGATCGTTGGATTGGTGCCGGTACGCACTCAAAGCTGTATGTTATGAATGCAGCTGGTACGCTAAAAGACATTACTCCTACAGGATTTACAACTGGTAGCGCCGACTCTGTGGTGAAGACAGGCTACGGCAATGCAGCTTATGGCTATTATGCTTACGGCACTCAGCGCCCTGATACTGGTGCAGCTACACCAGCCACAACCTGGAGCCTAGATACTTGGGGAGAATACCTGGTAGGCTGTAGTAGCACAGATGGGAAGCTGTACGAGTGGCAATTAGGATTCTCTACGCCTACGCTTGCAGCTGTTATCACCAATGCACCTACAAGTTGTGCCGGTCTTATGGTAACCAGCGAGCGCATCATGTTTGCTTTAGGTGCATCTGGTAACCCGCGCCTAGTTAAGTGGTCAGATCAGGAAAACAATACGACCTGGACGGCTGCAGCCACCAACCAGGCGGGTGACTTTGAGATTGCAACGGTTGGCGCTTTAAAGTGCGGCAAGCGCGTGCGAGGAGTCAATATCCTATTCACAGACGTGGATGCGCACGTTGCCAGCTACATCGGACTGCCATACATCTACAGTTTTGAAAAGGTAGGTAGCGGGTGCGGAGTTATCTCAGCGCAAGCTGTAGCTGCCATTGATACGTCCGCAATGTGGATGAGTAAATCTGGATTTTGGTCATATGACGGATTTGTCAAGCCGATGGCTTGCGATGTAAGTGATTACATTTTTCAAAACATCAATATATCGCAATCTTCTAAAGTGTATGCAGTCCATAACTCTCAATATGGCGAAGTGACATGGAATTATCCATCACTGTCTTCAAATGAGAATGATTCTTATGTAACATACAACTACCGTGAAGGTACATGGTATTACGGACTGATGGCGCGTACTGCTGGGACTGATCGGGCGGTATTTGCAAACCCGATGATGGTAAGCACCGATGGATACATCTATGACCACGAGATTGGTTACGCTTACGACTCTGTGTCACCTTATGCTCAGTCCGGTCCGATTGAGTTGGGAAATGGCGACAACGTGATGGCCGTGAGATCGGTAATTCCTGACGAGCAGACTCTTGGAGAGGTCGCTATCTCTTTCACGGCCAGGTTGTACCCTACATCAGCAGAGTCCAGTTACGGACCGTTCAGCGCCAAGGCGCCTACAGATACGAGGTTCTCGGGCCGGTCAGTCAAGATGAAGGTTACGGGTAGCACTCCGCAAGATTGGCGGGTTGGCGTGATGCGGCTGGAGGCCACGGCGGCAGGGAAACGATAATGGATGATTTCTGGCGGTTGGCACAACACATCAAAGCCGCCTTAGAATACTCAGCAGGCACTCACACCATTGAAGATGTTGCGCAAGGTGTGGAGGAAGGAAGATTCCAGTTTTGGCCTGGAATCAATAGCGCAGTCATCACAGAGATCATTGTCTATCCGCGACTCAAGAATTTGCATTATTTTCTTGCTGGCGGCGACCTAGATGAACTCAAGATTATGCGACCATACATCGAGTCTTGGGGAAAGCAGAATGGTTGCACGCGAGTAACTTTGGCTGGCCGTAGGGGTTGGGCGAAGACATTTTTGCAAGATGAGGGATATGCACCAAAGTGGCATATCCTATCTAAGGAGTTGTAGATGGCGACTAGAAACCGTTACGCTGAACTAATGGCGCAGTACCAGCAGGCGCAACCGTTTTCGTTTACTGGTTACCCATCCACCTACACCGGAGGCTATGACGCTGCGCAACCACAGGCATACGCTGCACCAGTAAATCGTTATGCCGACATCATGGCGCAACCAGCTATGGGTGGCCAAAGTGGAAGGCCAGTAGATTACAACCCAGAGTGGACTGCTTTGACTGATGCAGAAAAAGCAGCCTACTATCGTGAAAATCCTTTCGAAGGGAAACTTGCACTTTTGGGTCATGATATTTTTGGTAACTTAACCTTACCAGGAAATTTAGCTAAAAATTTCAATGCAGATAATTACTACAATAGCAGGCTAATAAAACAGGGTTATGACCCTAGCGCATTTGCTTTTGGACCGCCTAACCTTACTGGTGGATTTGTAGCAAAAACTCCAGCACAAGCAGCAGCAGAGGCTGTCGCCGTAGCACAGGCTGCTGCGCAAACAGAAGAGGATGCTCGACAACCTATTACAGAGTCCCGTAGCGGAGGAGGTAATGTTTCGCAGCGTGGTGGAGAAAGCGTTGGTGGCTACAGTGGAGAAGGCGCATCTAGAGCAAACTCTGGACAGTTTGGTATGGGTCCTGGAACTGCTGGATTTAATGGCGGCAGTGGTTTTGCTCAAGGCGGTCACGTTTCCATAATGGACCTGCAAGGCCCGAATCCAATGGGGCCAGATGACGGCTATGGAGCACTCAAAGATGGCGAATTTGTAATCAACAACAAGGCAGTTACAAAATACGGTATTGAGTTGATGAACGCTATCAACTCGGGCAAGATTCCAAAGGGCAAGCTGCTTGGCTTGCTTGAAATGTAAGGAGAAACGATATGTCTAAAGGCGGCGCATCCGGTAGCACAACTAGCACCACATCCATTGACCCTGATCTGAAGGCGGCGTACCTACGCAACTTGGGCCAGGCTCAGAATGTTGCTGGTGCGTTGCCAGTACGGCAATTTGCTGGATTCAATCCTCTGTATACGGCTGGTGAGCAGCAAGTAACTAATGAGGCTCTTACCCCATTTACTGGTGAGTCTATTCAGCAGTTTATGAACCCCTACGAGAATGAGGTGGTCCAGCGTTCATTGGCTGATGTTGGTGGAGCATTGCAAACTCAGCAATTGCGAGATCGTCAAGCTGCTACTGCTGCACGCGCATTTGGTGGATCTCGCCAAGGAGTGCAAGAGTCACTAACAAATGCAGCAGCACTGAAGCAGGCAGCTGATACTGCAGCACAGTTACGCGCACAAGGTTACGGACAGGCGGCTCAGTTGGCACAATACGCCAAGGGCGCGAACATCTCAGGCGGCCAGGCAGTAATGGGACTTGGTGGTGCGCGTCAGCAGTTGGAGCAGGCCCAAATGGATGCACTGCGCAACATTGGCCTGGAGAAGCTGGGAGTTGCATCTGGAGCACTTGGGATCAACCTACCCAACCTCGGCATGACTCAGAGTCAACCGTACTACCAGAACCGAACGGCAGGCGCTTTAGGTGGTGCTGCTGCTGGATACCAGTTTGGTGGTCCTTATGGTGCTGCTGCTGGTGGCCTGCTTGGATACTTTGGATAAGGGGAACAAGATGGAAACACAATTTGATCCAACACAATACTATCTCGGTAGTGGATTAGGAGTGGGTAGGTTCAACCAGCCATATCGTCCTAAGATCCAAGACATTCTTGCACGCATGAACCGACCCGAAATCACGGGTATGCCTGGGCAGCCTGTTTACGTTGACCAGATGTCGAATCCTCAATATGTTTCACGTTCTGGTCCTGACATTTCTTTCAAGAAACAACAGGATCCTTTAGGTTCTATTCTGTATCCAAATGTTCCTGGTGTAGGATTTAATCCTAGCCCTGGTCTGATGAATACGCCAATGATGCCAGAGCCAGCATATCAGTATGCGCAAGTACAAGCAGCACCACAAACTGCACCACAAGTTGCTCCAATGCAAGAAGCGCCATTGCAGACATTTGATCAGGCTTATGGCGACCAGCAACCGCAGCGCACACTTGGACTGCTGGGTGATATGTTTGGTGGTGCATCCGCACTGGATGAGTATATGACTCCAGAGCAGAAAGCGCAGCTACAGAACCAAGGAGTTTTATCAGCGGCCATGCAATTACTTGCGGCATCAGGCCCAAGCCGTACACCAGTAGGACTAGGCCAGGCTCTTGGTGAGGCTTATGGTGCTGGACAGAAGGGATACACGGCAGCGCAGCAGAATTTGCTACAGAGCATGGCAATGAAACAGAAGATGGATGAGTACAAGCGTGCGCGTGACATTGAGGCTCGCATAAGTGGCGCATTGGTAGGAGAAGGCGTTCCGGCTATGCCTGGTTCTGTTATTACGCCAGATCAAGCTATCAATGCACCAGGATTACCCGCTGGCCCTACAGTGGCACGCGCTGCTCTGATTGGTACAGAAACTCCTGCTGGTACGCCTATGAGCGCAGTAGACATTCAGTATGACCGCTACATGAAAGCATCAACTATTGCAGCGCAATCAGGTGATCCTGCAAAGGCTAAAGCATATTCTGATTTGGCAAAGCAAATTCGTCCTACAGATGAGGTAATTGGTGAGCCGTTCAGAGGTAATGATGGAAACTTTTATTCGCGTCTAAAGTCTGGAGGTATTGTTCCGTTTGCTAATGGTCAAGTTAAGCCAACTGCGAAAACTGTAGGCAAACCAGAGCAGCAACTAGTTGATGGCAAGGTGCAAATGGTTCAGTATTATGATGATGGGACATTTAAGCCTATATCAGGCATTAGCCAAGTAGCAAAACCTCAAGGTCAACCACAAATGCAATTGGTTGGTGGAATTCCAAAGATGGTTCAATATTACGATGATGGTACAAGCAAAGTAATTGAAGGTGTATTGCAGTACAACGCACCATCATCTGAAGTGACTAATCTTGAATATGTTGGTGGTAAATCATTGGCTGGAACAGGCGCTCCTGGTATTGCTGCACTTAAAGACTATCGCAAGTCAGGTGCTACTAGCTTATCACTCAACACTGGAGAAAAAGGATTTAAAAACGAGTTTGACTTGAAGAAGGAATTTACCAACGAGCCTGTGTACAAAGAATTCCAGAGCATGAATAGTGCATTCAAGCAAGTTCAAGAATCACTCAAGAAAGAGAATCCAATTGGTGATGTTGCAGCAGCAACGAAGATCATGAAACTGCTTGATCCTGGATCAGTAGTGCGTGAGTCTGAATTGGGAATTGCTATGGCTGCTAGCGGCAAAATGGATCGCCTAACTAACTACGTTGATATGTGGAAAAAGGGAACCTTACTTACACCTAGTCAACGTAATGATTTTGGCTCTCTTGCAAATGAGTTGTACAACGCATCTGCCAATGCATATAACGTAAAACGTGGTGAATATGCATTATTTGGCAAAAAGTATGAGATTGATGCCAATACAGCACTTGGAGCAAATGCTCCAGTGTTTACATACACGCCACCAACAGCACCAGGTACTGATAAACGACCACCGTTAAATTCAATCATTAAGCCTAGAGGAGCACCATAATGGCTGGGGAAAAATCAGGATGGGATGAGTGGAAAGACCTAAACGCTCAGATCTTAGAGGCCAAAAAGGCTGGTTACAACGATCAAGAAATTGCTCAGTTTTTGCAAACGCAGCCGAACATTGGACCGCAAGTAACTACTGCAATGGAAAGCAATTACGCCGCACCTGAGATTGTCAAGTCGATCCTGGAGCGCAAGTCGCCATCCTATGAGCAAGGCGCTCAAAAATCCACTACAGAAAAGGCTATTGTTACGGCAATGCAAGGCCCGACGCTAGGTTATTTTGATGAACTTGCTGGTGCTGTTGCTGCACCTTTACTTGCGTACCAGCAGAACATCCCTCTAGGACAAGCGTACCAGCAGCAGCGTGATGTAGTGCGCGGTGCAACTGAGTCCTACATGAAGGAAAGTCCCTGGTTATCTGCTGGGTTGCAAGGTGTTGCGTCAGTTCCACTGGCAATGTCTAATCTTACAAGCAGGGCAGTCGCTGGTATGGCAAAGCCGATTGCATCTGCTGTTGAGGCAGTGGCTCCACGAGCCGCAGCCAATATGCAAAACATTGGCAGATACCTAACGGCTGCACCAGCCGCTGGTCAGACTATGGGTATGGGTCAGCGCATGGTGCAGGCTGGTACTTCTGGCGTTGGATATGGCTTGGTAGGTGGCGCAGGATCTTCAACTGGTGAGGATATGGGACAGATCACCCAGGACGCGCTAAAGAGTGCAGCCATTGGTGGCGTACTTGGCCCTGTAAGCCAGCCGGTGATGGCCGTACTTGGAGCTGGTGGTAGGCAAATCATGGCGCGGGTATCTGACACGGCAGCATCACGCTACGCCCAGCAAAAGGTTGCCGAGGCTTTGCTGCGCGACACGCCACCAGACCTATTGCAAAGCGCACTAACCATGTCGCAGGCGCGGATGGGTAAGTTGGGACCAGAGGCGCGTATTGCTGACGTTGGAGGCGCTAATGTGCGTGGATTGCTGGATACCCTGGCGACCCTACCTGGTGAGACTAAACAGGCGCTGGAGCGTGCCATTCGTGAGCGCCAAGCAGGACGTGCAGGACGTTTGGTATCTGCCGCTGACGAGGCTTTAGGAACGCAAGGCGCTCAGTTCCAGCAAAGCCTGGATGCATTTAACACCATGCGTAGGGACCAAGCGCAACCTTTCTATGATGCTATTAAAAACGCAAGCGTTACGGTTGATGACAGTCTACTAACTTTGTTGCAAAAGTCTAAAGACTTGCAAGGAGGTGCTGAAACATTGTTCCGTCGGCAGACGGGTCAAGAAATCAACTTGGGGAACCTTAAAAAAGGCGATGTCGTACCCATGACGGTGCTGGACTCTGTTAAGCAGTCTCTGTATGACGCGGCACAATCAGCCAAGCAAGCAGGAAGTGGTAATCAGGCAAAAGCAATTGACGATATTCGCGTCAACCTGACCAGTTTCCTAGTTGACAAGTCACCAAAACTTGGTGGTCAGTCGGCTTACAGGCAGGCTCTGGATAAGTGGGCAGGCCCGTCGCAAATGATGGATGCAGCAGAACTCGGTCGCAAGGCCATGACGGGCGACATTATCAACTTTAAGCAGGAACTTGGTGCGTTGTCTGGATCAGAGATTGATGCATTCCGCATTGGTGCGTTGCAGTCCTTACGCCAGAAGACAGGAACAGAGGCCGGTCAAACATCACTACTAAAGATGTGGAAGGAACCAGCTACCCAAGAACGTCTGAAAGCTGTATTTGAAGGCGACTACCGTAAGTTTGCTGCTGCTGTAGCCCAAGAGGCGCGACTGAAAGGTCTGGAGTCTGCTGGCCGTGGATCGCAGACTGCAGCACGCCTGGCTGGAATGGCAGACCTAGATATTGCTCCTGCTATGGCCGCCGGTCAGTCTGTCGTAAGTGGTAATGTGCCAGGCATGATTACATCAGCGGTTGGTCTGGCTAACAGGATCAGCACGCCAGAGCCGGTGCGTAATCAGATGGGACAGATCCTGTTATCGCGTGAACCGCAAACGCTAAACGATTTGATAATGCAACTACGCCGTCAGGGTGAGGCTAGATCACGGGCTGCTGGCTATGGTGGATTCACTGGTGGCGGTATAGGAGGCAATTTGCAACCGTATGGAACTGGATTACTTGGGGATTGAGTAAAAAGCCGCCATCAGCGGATCAACCTTAATCTTCCTACGCTTGCCACGCTCACGCGCCAGACGAAAGTCTTTTTCCTCCTGGGACTCGCGCTTACGCAAACGCTGGACCCTCTCGCGCACAGATTGACGCTCTGGCCTGGGAACATCGGCGCCTATTCCAAAAGCATAGACACGAGCAAATGATCCAGCAGTACGCTCCCAGCCTGAGATGTGTACCTGGCCGCGCTCATGCATCCTATTCATGTTGTGCTCAACCGCACGCTCAGACAGAAACACTGCAGCCGCCAACTCCTTGCACGTCATTGGTTTCTTGAGCGCCTGCTCAATTTGCTTTAGTCTGGTTGGGTTCATACTTAATACATCAATTCATGTTAGATTCCGCGCAACTTTGCGGAGTCTATATGCAACCTAAAGTTTCCCGAGAAGAGTTTATCAACATTTGGGGCCAATATGGTTCTGCTGGATTGGTAGCAAAGCACTTAGATGTTTCTGAACGCTCTGTCCTTAATCGTAGGCGAAGAATTGAAAAAGAAACAAACCAGCCTTTGATAAGTTTTGACATTAGGGCAAAGAAATATTCTCAGTTGCAGCCAATTCAGACCTCGCTAAACAAGATTGAACTTGGCGTACTTGACCAGACCATAATCGTTTTCAGTGACGCGCATTTCTGGCCTAACGAATACACCACCGCTTACAAGGGACTGCTCTGGGCCATCAAGGAACTCAAGCCGCACGTTGTTATCTCTAACGGTGATGCATTTGACGGGGCTACTATCAGCAGGCATGACCCGCTGGGCTGGTCTAAAACTCCATCTGTAATAGAAGAACTTAAGGCTGTCCAGACGCATCTTGGCGAGATTGAGGAAACGGCTAAGGCTGCACGACACAATTGCAAGTTGCTGTTTACATGGGGCAACCACGATTCGCGCTTTGCAAACAAGCTGGCATCTCAAGCCCCGCAATACAAGGAAGTGCATGGGTTTAAGTTGCAAGACCATCTCCCAGCATGGGAGTTTTGCTGGTCTGTCTGGCCTACACCGGACTGCATCATCAAGCACCGCTATCGGTCCGGCATCCACGCTGCGCACAACAATACAGTCAACGCTGGCATATCCATTGTTACAGGCCATTTGCACAGCCTCAAAGTCACGCCATTTGCTGATTACAAGGGCAACAGGTATGGGATAGACACTGGAACACTTGCCGAACCTTATGGCCCACAATTTGATTATGGGGAAGGGAATCCTCTTAATCACCGATCTGGGTTTGCGGTCCTGACATTCAAAGATGGTAGGATTTTGTGGCCTGAGTTGGTTCATAAGTGGGCTGACGGCCAGGTAGAGTTTCGTGGTCAGATCATTAACGTCTAGGAGTTTTTTATGTTTCATCTCACATTTATTGTCAATAACTCTGTCGAAGTAGAAAGCGAAGAGGAGTTTGATTCGGTTTTTGATTACTTTGAAGAAGGCGAAGAATACGAGTACGACGAGGATTACGATTGCTATTGCTGGTACGACTGCGAGTACGACGCATGGTACTGGCTCAACGAAGAAACCGGCGAGTGGTTGCTGGTTGAGGATGATGAGGCTGATTGGGGCGATGACGAGGAAGAGTACGAAGACGAGGAAGAAGAAGAAGAAACTGCCTAATTTGGGTAAATCATCAGCATGGCATCTTGAACAGATGCCTGTATCTTCTCTATGACCTGCTCAAAAGGCAGGTCATATTTTTTGTGCTGTCGCAACGTC